TGTTTAGCAGCTTTTTTCTTCGCATCAGATAATCTTTTCATTTCACGCCAGTGTTTTCTAGTCTCTGGTTTCATTGTTTTAAAATTTGCTGGGCTTCCGCCACTTTCTTTAATAGTTTTTGCCGCAGTGCAATCAGCCATTTCATGCATAGGACATTTCGTGCCAGCTGGTGTATGATTACACGAAATGTCCTCAGCTTTTTTTGATTCAGAAAACCCTGGATCTGTTTCTTCGTTAGCAGCTTTGGCTTTTGCTGGAGTATTACCATGATGCTTTTCTTTAGGATTAGCTAAAGAAAACTTAACATTGGTGCCTTTGAATACATCGTCGCCGTTACCGTTTACGTCAGCAGTAACTTCGATCTCATGCTTCTGAGCAAAATCTTGTTCATCGCCAGCCTTCGGCGCATAACCGCCAAGATCATTTGTCTTTTTGCTGGTAGCTCTTTTGCTACCGATAATGTCTTTAAGCAGTTTCGCCATCGGTGTCTTCCTCTGATTCGGTTTCTTGAGTATCATTATCCTCATCAGTTTCTTCTGCTGAAGCGTAATCTTCGCTTGCCGCCTGATCACCAAACATCGATTGAGCAACTTCTATCTTTTTATTTTGGACAGCAGTAGCTAAACGGTCAGCAAGAGCAGCAGTAAAAGCCTGTTCAAACTCTACAGGCTTTTGATCAGCACTAAAATTGATAAGATCCATTACATCACTCATGTTTCATCTCCTATTTATTTTTACTCGAAGCTAAGGTTGCCTTCTTAAAATCGGCTTCATCCTTTAGCGTTCTGTTCTTTTTAGATTTAAGTTTTTCGATTGTGCTAGCATTTTTGTCTTGCTGTTCACCAGGAGCGGATACTGGTGCACCACCTTCGCCACCTGGAGGCATTTGGCCATTTTGAGCAGCAGCCATATCAGCTTCTTGACCAGCATTAAGGAAATCCTGCTGCTGTTGCATTTGTTCCATATTTTGCCAACGAGGATCGCCTGAATTTTCTTCTTCCTTGATTTGTTCATCCATATCTTCGATGTCATCATCAGATTGCTGAAGAATATTCTTACGGAACCATTCTTGTGAGTAATACTTGCCGAGGAATGGCTGGAAATTGTTAGCAAGATCGATACGATTTTGAAGAATTTCAGCGTCTTTAAGCTCAGTGAAATAATTGTCTTTTGAGAAATCGTATTTAAGATCAGCAGCGATATTTTGGAAATCTTCAATAGTCATGATCTGTTTAAGAACAAGCTGTTTCTCAAGCATGTTAGTAAACAAAGCAGCAAAGCGTGCACGCAAACGAGTAACGAAACGCTGGAACTTTACTTCGTCGCGAGTAATTTCTGTAGCACGACCTACTGAAAACAACGAATCAGAATTAAGACGACTGATAGGAACATTCAATGTACCATATAGTTTCTTTTGGAAATAAAGAACGTCGTCCATCTGTGAAAGGTTTTGACCGCCAGCAAGAGTAGTAACTTCCGTACCCTTACCACCTTCACGACGAGGAAGCCAATAGTCTTCCAACATAGTCATGAATTTGCGGTCGTCTCTAATATCGCCTGTACTAGCGTCATAGATCAAACGGTTTTTGTGTTTGACCATAATTTCGCGAACATACTGCTCGGCTTTCATCTTAGGAAGATTGCCAACGTCAATATACCAAATACGACGTTCTGGCGCACGAGCAAGGCGATAGATAACCAATGCGTCTTCAAGAGTACGCAGCTGGTTAAGAGCTTTAATGGCTTTGTGCATATAAGAAAGAATCATTGTACCCTGAGTATCAGTCAACCCAGAAGTAACGTGAATGATAGAATCCTTGGCAATTTTCAAACCAGTGGTACTAGGACCAACTGCTTTGTTGCCATAGTTGAAACCTTTATCATTGAAAATATAGTATTCATTCTGGGTCTTTGGAATAACTGCTTCGCCGAAATCTCCACCCTTAACTTTACGTTTAGCAACTTCGCGAATTTTACGGATCTTACGAGGATCGACGTAACGTACTTCCTTGATACCAGCTTTGGTGTCTTTATCATCAATGATAACATGATAGTATAAACGACCGTCGATATACCAACGGCGATAAATTTCGTATGCATGACGACGAAAATCTAGAATGTTGATACAGTTATCAAACTCTTCTCTGATCTTTTTCTTAATTGATTCTGGAACTTTTTCTAAACCATCGAGATTGATCTTTACGATTTCTTTCTCATCGATGTTCATAGTTTCGTTAGTAATTTCGTCAACCGCCGCATCAATTTCTGGTTGAAGAGCCATTTCGCGGTATTTGGTAACAAGCTCTGCTTCAGTTCTTACTGTACCGTCAAGATCAACATACGTACCAAACGAACCACCTGCAGCAACGACTACTGCACCATCTTCTTGCTCTTTCGGAGCGAACGACGGTGCGATATCTGGTGGTGTTTGTCTTTTAAATTCGAAACCGAATAAATTCATCTACTTCTCTTTTCCAAAGATGGGGAGAGCCGAAACTCTCCCCGCCATAAAAACAAAATCAATCTTAGCTATCTGACTGTGCATCAGGACCGTAGACGTTTACGCCGCCAGCCTTTTTGTCAGATGTTTCTACTGTTGGTAGCCAGTAGTCATATGCGAATGTAGTAGTAAATGTTTCAACAGTGTTAGTAGTGTCCCAATCAAGATCGATTGAATCGACTGAAGTTGGGAAAGCGCCAACAAGCTGATATGCACGGATGATCGAACCATCTTTGCCGTACTGAATAACATCGATGTCAGTCTTATAATTTTCGATTGTAAGATCTGGCTGACGAATGTTTGATTCAAGACGATTAAGAGCGTTAGTCCACTGTTCCATCATCGAACGAACACCGAAGTCTTCGTCGTTGAGGATAGTTACAGTCCAGTCAGCAAATGTTCTGTCGCCAGCTACCTTGATCTTACGACCAAAGTAGGGAATGTCGATAGATTCAATTGACGAAGCTGGAAGCTGCGCAGCGCGACAAGCAAAAGTAAACTTCTGCTGTGACACTTGATCTACTTGAAGAGCTGTTGGAAGTGTAAGGTACACTTCGAATAGTGACGGACGAGCGCCACCATAAACAAGCCCATTTGACTTAAAGTCTCTAATATTGAAAGGCATTCTAGTTACTCCCTATCTCGGTCTATTTATTAAAACTTACCAACGACTTCAGAGAACTGAACGCCAGTGCGGACAGCAACGAAGTTAAGCTGAATGAAGTTAATTGAACGAGCTGGCTTAATGTAGATATCGCCCCAGAACTCATTACGATCGATTCTTTCAGGAGTATTGTTTGTTTCGTCACACACAACCTTGAAGTCTGTAATACCACGGCGACCTTGAACGTCACGTAGGTAAGGAGTTACAAGATTACGGAACTGTGCGCGAGTGAAGTTATCATTGAACTCGAAGAGTGTGTACTTCGCAGCTGTAGAGATAGCCTTTTCAAGCACGATGAACAAGCGACGAACATTGATACGATCGAATGCAGATGGCTTAGTAAGAAGTGTTTTATCACCAAATAGGATTGTGCCCTGACCTGGGAATGTAACAACTGGGTTTACGTTATTCTTATAAAGAATATCGCGATCAGCCTTCTTAGGATTGTAGCGTAGCTTCACAATGTTCTTGATTTGGCCACGATTGAAACCACCTGGAGACCACCAAGGATCGTTAGTAGTGTCGGTGCGTACGCATAGACCAGCAATGTCGCCGTTCATTGGAACGTAACGATATGTGTCTGTGTACTTGTCGTACTGGTACTTGTAACCAGAATCAAGCACAGCGTATGAAGTGCTGCGGAGAGAGTTTCTCCAAGCAACCAAATGAGCTGACTCGTTACCTGGATTTGCTGATACAACAGTGTCATCTGGAGTAATGAATGCTACGCAATCTTTACGAACTTCGCAGATATTGTCGATGATGTAGTTAGCAAGCTGGAAGTTATTTACAGTATAACCAGTTTGGCTATCAACAGTCGAACCACCAATTGGCTTGCCCTGAAGAACAAGAGAAATGTCTACGTCTTCAGAAGAAATAAACATATCATATCCAGCAGTAACAACAGCTAGAGGTGGCTGTGATTCGCTATATCCGTTATTACCACCTTGGAAAGTCAAAGTGAGTGGAGCTGTATCTGTACCGTTAGCAATTGCAGCAGAAAGAGCCGAAGGTGCGTTAGCACTATCGTTAGCCCACCATACATAACGTGAGCTCTGGTTGATTACAGTCTTGTAATAGTTTGTAGCGCCTTCGTTTGTTTTAGAATCAATAGCGCGAGAAACATTCTTATAAACTTCAAGAATAGTTCCTGGAGTACCAGTGAATTTACCGCCATCGTCAACAACTACAACGTGAACTTCGTCAACAGCTGCAGAGTTACCGAACTGAGCAACATAATCTGAAGTACCTGGAGCAGAATCAACAACGTTGAAAAATTCCCAGTTACGAGCGATGCTAGTGTCAGCTACGTTAGAAGCAAGACGATATGGATCTTCGAAAGTAAGAGTTACTGCAGAAACTGTGCTGTTAGAAACAGCATTAGAAACGCTAGCTACCTTAAGATGCTGAATACCAAGAGTTGAGTTACCAACAGTTAGATAATCACCAGCCGAAATATGGGCGGCAACGTTAGCAGCAAAAGAGTTTCCTACAGCAAGAGAAGCACCACCAGTTGGAGTAATTACAATCGAACCTGTTGCAGAACCTGTCGCAACGCTCAACTGACCAGTGAAAGAGTTTGAAGAAAGAGTTCCAGAAAGAGCGATATTTGAAGAATATGCTTGTGTTGTGTCGCAAACAGAAACTTTCAACGAGTTACCATCTTTACCTGGATACTTTGCAACATAAAGAACGTCTGAATCGATTTGACCATCTTTTGATTCATAGTCGACAGAATTTTTAATGTTGTTCAAAGGATTGAAAGCTACAGTGCTGCCAGCTACGTTAGCATATGCAGACCAAGCGCCAATAGCAGCGTTATTTGAAGTAGTGTTTGCAGAACGAACAACGTAAAGACGATTACCGTAAGACAAGAAGTTAGCTGCAGTAAACCATGTTTCAGCATTGTAGCTGGTTGGCTTACCGAAACGAAGCTTTAGATTGTCTTCGCTGTCGATGAGAATTCTTTCGCCGACTGGACCCCAATGGAAAATGCCAGCAATGGCACCATCAGTGGTAGCGACAGCAGGCACAACCGTAGTAAGGTCGATTTCTGTTACGTTTACGCCTGGACTTAGTTGAAATGGCATTTGGTTTCTCCTTCCATGGAAAAAAGGTATATGATATCATCCGCTTTATTTATAATAAATCAGTTTCTACTTCCGATGGGAACATCCAGTTCCCTCGAGAGATCTCGAGTTCTTCATATAAATCGCCTCTGCCATCATCAACGAATCCAAAAGGAGATAATTCACCCATAATTTCATCTTCTGTTTTATCGCGGAGTGTCGATAAAGTATTTATGTTTGTGAATTCTTTGAAATACTCTTGATCAGAAAGCCAAGCAAATAGCACCAATCCCATCACAAGATCGTCATGTTTACCTTCTTCAGCTTCGTAGCTTTGACCTTTACGAGAGAAAGTGGACAATTCTTCGATGGTGTGGAAATCGTTAACGATTAACTGATTTTGCTCGACCAAAAGTTTAAGAATAGAGCAGCCGACAGCTTTAACTGGTTTCGAAGTTCGAATACCTTTATCTGCTTTTGCTCCAGCTGCACCAAATCCAGTTGAAATTCGTTTACCTGCACGACCAGCATTTTCGGTAAACAGCACGTTATCGTATTCGAAATCGTAGTGGATCGAATGGCTAACCTGTTCACCGATGTCATTAATTTCAACAAGCACTGCTGCATTGTTGTACGCTTTAGCTACCTGATAGATAATTTCAGCATAATCGATCGGTGTAGTCATATTACTTCGAAAAACACATACTTGCTGGTATGGCATTTTCGTAACGTCGATAAGCTGGAACGCCGAGTAGTCAAGACCTTTTCCTCGAGAAACGTCCGCAACTATAACATAAATGTGACCTTTGATCGGAGCCCAATACTGTGATAACCCTTCGTGGACTTTGAGTGGAGTTTGATATACCAACTCGCGCAATTTCCAACCAGCGATAAGAGTGCCAGAGCTACCAAGGAATTCGACGCAATATTCCTGCTCGAATTTCTCGGTGTCGAAATTCATCGATGCAAGAGTTTCTTGTTTCCATTTTTCGTCACGACCTGGAACGTCATGCCACATAACTTTGACATGCGCATATCCGTTTCGATTTTCTTCTGCGTTTTTCCAAATCGCATAGAAATGGTTCAACCCATTAGGTGTAGAAACGAGAATAATTTTAGAGTCTTTACCTGACGAAATAGTAGGATAAACTGAGGTGAAGAACGTATCCCAGTTTTCAATGAACGCTGCTTCGTCGATAAACAGTAGGTTGATAGAATAACCACGGATAGCGTCAGAGCTTGTTGCTGCAGCGATAACACGGCTATTGTTTTCTAGCACCATCGCGCCAGCTCTAAACTCTTTGATACCTTGCTGAAGCCATCCAGGTAGGTACTGGTAAGCGAGCTGAATACGCTGAAGAATTTCGCGAGCAGTTTCGCCTTTGTTGGCGAGTAGAGCAACAGTTTTTTCGGAATGAAATATAATAAACCACAAAATGAACGCACAGGTTACTGTAGATTTACCAGCCTGACGAGCAGTGGCGATAATATTGAAACGATTATTCGCAAAAGATTCAAGCATCTCTTTTTGATAATCGTATAATTTAAAATTGACCAAACCTCTGTCGATGTTGACAATTTTCATATATTTTTCGGTAAAATATATTGGATCTGTAGAGCATTTTACATACTCTTCAATAAGATCGGGTGTCCACTCAATCGCTTGGCTTGTGCGTTTTAGAAGCGCA